TTAGAAAAACTAATGCTCATGCGTGATAAGGCTAAGAAGGGTCTAGCTCGTATGGAAGAGATGGGGCAGATGGGTAACTCTGAAGAAGCTACTATAGATGATGATGTACCATTTGGTATGGAAGATTTAATTATTGTAGCAGGACCACCTGACAATGAGATGAGTAAGGGTGGTGTGCCTAGTTATAGCAGAGGTGGTCAGTTATTAGGTATAGATATAGGAGATGGCTATTTACCACCTACTACATATTACAATCCAGATACAGGGCAGGAAATGGTGTCTACTAAAATAGGCGGTAAGTTTTTTCCACCATTACCTAAAGGGTTTGTAGAGAAACCTAAGAAAGCTGAAACAAAACCTAGAGATGTAAAAACAGAAACTGCTAAAGTAGAATCTGAACTAGGTAGTGGTGAAAGAGATGGTGGACCAGATAGAGGTGATGTAAGTGCTGGTGAAATGACTATGAGCGAAAAAGCAGATATGCCAGATTTTTCTGAAACTACTAAAGGTATAGTAGGTGGTGCAGTAGGATTGGGTGTTGGTATGTTAGGTATGGGTACAACACAAGCAGGTTTTAAAGGAGTAGGTATGATAGATAAAACAATGTCTGATTATGCCGTTGCAGGTGTACAAAAAGACTTTCAATCTTATGATGATGCTAAAGCTGCTATGGCAGCTATGACTCCTATGCAAAGAGCTGCTCAAAGAGAAAGAGATACGCAAACAGTAGCTGAACGTGCACAACAATCATATGAATCTTCTGTAGGTGCACCAGCAGGTTCTACAGGTACAGTAGGTATGGGTACTGTTGGTGGTATACCATCCCCAATGGCAGTAGATGAATTTGGTACAGTTACAGATTTATCTACTGGTGATATTATAGGTGGTAAGGACGCTAAAGATTTTAAGGATAAAATGGATGAACAATTAGGAGTTGGTAATGAGTTGGATGCAGATCCAGATACACAAGAAGCTACATCTCAACAAGAACAGTCTGATCAAGCAGGTGGAGTAGCAGGACAGGATGATGGTCCAAGTTCGGGTGCTGGAGGTGGGTATATGAATACAGGAGGACTAATACCTAAACCTAAAAGAAAAAAACAAAAGAAGATGAAGCGTGGTGGTTTAGCTTCAAGATAACAAACCACATGTGTTGGCTACCTATGCCCCTAATAAGGCTACCATAGCCCCAACGAAAGGAAATATAATATGTCAGACGTAACAGAAGTAGAAGTACAACCAAGTAAAGTAGCATTTGTATCTAGACCTTACAGTAAGGATGAGAAACTTAAGAAGGACGAAGAAGAACTAGAACAGCTACTGGATGAACAAAAACAGGATGCCTCAACAGAAGAAGTAGAAGAAGCAGAACCTACTACTGCTGAAGAAAAAACATTTAAGAAAAGATATTCAGATCTACGTAGGCATCAGCAGAAACAGACAGAAGAACTAAAGACTGAGATAAATGCACTTAAGAGCCAGTTAGAACAGTCAACTAAGAAACAGATTAAACTTCCTAAGTCTGACGAGGATATAGATACATGGGCTAAAGAGTATCCTGATGTAGCTGCCATAGTAGAAACAATAGCTATGAAGAAAGCAGCAGAACAATCAGCTAGTCTAGAGCAACGTGTTAAAGCATTAGATGATATGCAACAGGACGTAAGCAAACAACGTGCAGAGACAGAGTTGTTACAGATGCATCCAGACTTTGATGAGATACGTAATGATGATGACTTTCATACATGGGCAGAAGAACAGCCTAAATGGATACAGGACGCTCTGTATGAAAATGATAATGATGCACGATCTGCTAGTAGAGCAATTGATTTGTACAAAGCAGATAGAAGTATTACAACTAAGAAAACTAATAATAGAGATGCAGCTAAGTCTGTATCTACAAAAGGAAAACGTAACAAACCTGTAGAAAATGAGTCTAGTTCTTTTCTAAGAGAGTCTGATGTACAGCGTATGACCGCAAAGGAATACGAAAATAAATCAGACGAAATCATGGAAGCTATTAGACAAAACAAGTTTGTATACGATGTATCTGGATCAGCACGTTAATTAGTGTTGACAAACAGTAGATTGTGTATATAACTATACATAGTCGCAAGATGTAGTTAGCCCTTGAATAAGACTACCTAACTATATCTCACTATACTTCTAAGACAACCCGATGATGAAGAGCCTATGTGTAGTTGGCCTTACACGTACAACCTCTTAGTTCACGGCCCTTAAGGTAGATAAAAATAGTGTACAATATGTACACATGGGATGTCGTATATAGGAGAAAATAAAATGGCATTTTCAACTGCAACAGGCTACGGCAACCTGCCTAATGGTAATTTTTCACCAATTATCTACTCTAAGCAGGTACAAGTAGCTTTTCGTAAGGCTTCAATTGTTGAAGCTATTACAAATAGTGACTACTTTGGCGAGATCGCAAATATGGGCGATAGCGTTAAAATAATTAAGGAGCCAGAAATCACGGTCAAAGCATATGCTCGTGGTACTACGATTACTCCGCAAGACTTGGACGATGAAGAGTTCTCTCTTACCATCGACAAAGCAAACTACTTTGCATTTAAAGTCGATGATATTGAAGAGGCACACTCTCACATCAACTTCCAACAGCTTGCAACTGATCGTGCGGCTTACAGACTAGCTGACCAGTTTGACCAAGACGCTCTTGGTTACTTGACTGGTTTCAAACAGTCTTCTTTGCATACCAATGCTGATACTGTTAACACAACTGTTAATGGTGCAGTTTCTGTATCTACAGCAGGTACTGACGAACTCTTAGACACTATGAAAATAGATGCTGCTGAGTTTGGTGGTTCTGGTTCTAATGCAATTGGTATTCAGGCACGTGCTGGTGGGGCAACTTCTGCTACACCCGGTTCAGGTAATGCTAACCCATTACAAATCGTAGCTCGTATGGCTCGTTTGCTTGATCAGCAAAATGTTGACACCAACAATCGTTGGCTTGTCGTTGATCCAGTTTTCGTTGAAGTTCTCAAAGATGAAGACTCTCGTCTTCTCAATGGTGACTTTGGTGGAAGCGGAATACAAAATGGTCTTATACTTAATAACCTTCATGGTTTTAAAGTATATATGTCTAACAATCTACCTTCTATTGGAACTGGCCCATCTACTACTGGTGGTACAAACTCCTCTAACTTTGGTATGATTGTATCTGGACATTCTTCTGCTGTAGCAACTGCCGAGCAGATTAATAAGACAGAGACATATCGTGACCCTGATAGCTTTGCCGACATAGTTCGGGGAATGCATTTGTATGGACGTAAGATACTTAGACCTGAAGCTCTAAGTGTTGCACGTTATTGCTTGGTATAAGGAGACTGAATCATGGCTACAGTAACAACCTTAAGTTCAGCTGCACGTGGCTCAGATGCTAGAGGCCGTGCTCCTTACTTGGTGCAAAATAGTATTGACTTCTCTGCTGCTGTTACCGCTAAAGGTACAGCACTAGCTGCTGCCGATATTATTCAAGCCATAACAGTACCTGCTAATACTATGATATTAGATGCTGGTTTTGAAGTAACAACAGTTCACGCTGGTACTTCTTCTGACTGTGCACTAGATCTAGGAGTGACAGGTGTTGATGTGGATGCATACGTTGATGGCTTTGACTTTGACGCTGCATCAGCAGGTGCATACAGTGTAGGTGCAGGTAATGGACCTCTCACTGTTGGTGCAACTGCCGACACGCTTGATGTTTTAATTCAGGCACAAACTGGAACTACAACGGCTGGTGTTATCCGTGTCTTTGCATTATTGCTAGATGTTGATGACATAGGCACTGTAGGTGCAGATGAAGTAGATCGTGATACGCTTGCGTAATACGTAATGTTTGGGGTAGGGTTAACGCTCTACCCCTTTCATACATAAGGAATATTCAATGGCTACAACATTTCTAACATTAGTTAATGATGTCAACAAAAGGCTGAACGAAGTTGAGCTTACCAGTTCTAACTTTGCATCAGCTACAGGTTTTTATGCACATATAAAAGATGCAGTCAACTCTGCTATACGCTACATTAATGAAAGCGAGTATGAGTGGCCTTTTAATCATTCAGAAAAAGAACAAACACTTACTGCTGGTACAACACGATATGCATTTCCAACAGATGCTAAATTGATCGACTTTGAATCGTTTAGAATAAAAGAGAATGCTACACTAGGAAATGACACAAAGAAACTAGCTTTAATTACATATGATGAATACTTAGAAAAGTACGTGGATCAGGAGTACGCTGCAAGTCAGACACGTGCACTGCCACGTTTTGTTTTTCATGGGCCTGATTTAAAGTATGGTCTGATAGAACCTCCAGATAAAGCATACGTATTAGTATTTGACTATTATGTATTTCAGGCAGACCTATCTGCTCATGGTGACACAATGGTTATCCCAGACCGTTTTAAGCACGTTGTAGTGGACGCTGCAATGTTTCATGCATATATGTTCAGGGGTAACACTCAAGATGCTGTGGTGGTCAAGGAGAGGGCAGATGAGGGCATTAAGGCAATGAGGTCTATGTTAATTAATCGTTATCACTATATGAGGTCTTATATGATACCTGCTGCAACAGGAGGACGTAGACTAGGTTCATCTAGGTCTACAGCAGGATCGAGCTTGGATAGTCTATAATGCCTGATGCATGGGAGACATTTAGAATAGAGTTTAAAGGTGGGCTAGTAACTAATCTTAGTCCATTGCAACAAGCTATCAATGCTCCCGGTTCTGCTAGAATACTACGTAACTACGAACCATCTATTGATGGAGGTTACAAACGTATACAGGGATATGAAAAGTTTGATAGTGCTATTATAGCACCATATGGTAATCCAGTTGTAAATGGTGCATCTCAATCGGGTACATCATTATCACTAAGAGCTATACATACTACACCTGCTGTTGGTGACACACTTACAATAGATGGTGTATCTGGCACATACACGGTAGCTTCAGGTGGTGTTAGTTACACTGCTGCTAGAGATGAGGTTACATTAACACTTACTAGCTCTTTAAACTCAAGCCCTGCTAATGGTGCAGTAGTTACATTTGCTACAGTTACTACATCTAACTATGCAAATGGTATGACATACTTTAATGATAAAGCTGTTGTAGCTATGAATGCTGACATAGTAGAAACAGCAGGTAGTGGCTATACAAAAATAAATAAACCTAACTATGGTACACCACTAATTGATGGTGGTAGTCAAACAGGTACAACATTAGTTGCAGATGCGTTTGATACATTTCCACAAGCAGGTGATGTATTTACAATTGCAGGTATAGATAAAGTATATAGAGTTGAAACAACTGTCTCATCATATTCTGATTCAGCTAGTAAAGAAGTAAATATAACTATTCATCCTGCATTAGCAAGTAGCCCATCAGATAATGCAGCTATAACATTTATCTCTAGTGATAGAGAAGGTGCAGTTAATACACGTTTTGATATTATTGACTTTACAGGAACTAAAACACTTGTAATAGTTGATGGAGCAAATGCACCTGCATTATACAATGGTACTACGTTTACTGTACTAGATAGTGCACCATCAGATGTTATAGGTGCTACAGTTGTAGCTACACATAAGAACCATATCTTTTATGCTAAAGGTAGGGTATTAAGTTTTGGATCACCACTAACTACTACAGATTTTGAAAGCAGTAATGGTGCTGGTAATATTGGTTTAGATAATAGTATAGTAGCAATAAAAAGTTTTAGGGATCAACTTATAGTATTTACAGATTCATCTATCTTTAGATTAAATGGTGACGCACTAGCAACTTTTAACTTACAACCTATTACACGTGACATAGGATGTATACAAACTGATAGTGTACAGGAGATAGGTGGTGATGTTGTGTTCATGGCTCCTGATGGTTTAAGGCTTCTTAGTGCTACTGAACGTATTGGTGACTTTGGATTAGCACCTATTACTAAAAAAATACAGGGTACATTCAATGAGTTTGTAAAACTTCATACAGACTTTTTTAGTTTGGTTATACGAAATAAATCACAATATAGGTTATTTGGTTGGAATAATAGCTTTACAAGACCTAATGCACAAGGTATACTGTTTACACAATTTGCATCTCCCGGTGAAGCATCTGTTATTGACTTTGCAGAAACCAGAGGTATACAAGTAACAGCATGTGCAAGTGTGTATTCAGGAACAACTGAGTTTGTTTTGTTCTCAGGTAAAGAAGGTTTCTTACATAGAATGGAAAATGATACATCTAGTTTTGATGGTAATAATATAGCAACTACATTTGCTACACCTTTCTATCCTATTAATGATCCACGTGTAAGAAAAACAATATATAAAGCTCAGTTCTATCTAGACCCAGAAGGAAGAGTAAACTTTGATCTAAACTTAAAATTTGACTTTGATGAAAGTGGTGCTGTAGTTATGCCAGCAGTAACATTTACAAATGCATCTAGTAGTCAGGCACAGTTCTATGGTATTGGTGCATATGGATCTGCTACATTTGGTGCTAAGTTACAGAAAGTATTTTCTGCACAGACTACAGGATCAGGTAATACTATATCTGCACAGTTTGAAGCAGATAATAATACAGATGTTCCATATGCGCTTGACGCATTGACACTGGAATATGCAACACATGCAAGAAGGTAATTAAAAATGGGAACAGGATATACACGTAACGATACTGCTAACAATATTGCTGATGGTAATATTATTAATGCCTCTGACTTTGATGGAGAGTTTGATGCTATCGTAACTGCTTTTAGTACATCAGGACATACACACGATGGCACGGCAGCTGAAGGTGGTGCTATAACTAAATTAGGGCCAGCACAACAACTTACTATAGCAGCAACTAGTATTACACCATCTACCGATGATGCATTTGATTTAGGTTCTAGTGGTGCAGAGTTTAAAGATTTGTATATTGATGGTGTTGCTTACATAGATGCTATTAACTTTAATGGTACAGCTATTGCTTCTACTGCTGCTGAACTTAATATTGTAGATGGTGACACATCTGCTTCTACTGGTGTAACTATAGCAACCTCAGATCAGTTTATTATAAATGATGGTGGTACAATGAAACAGCTTACGTTTGCTGATTTAGAAACGTGGGTTGAGTCTAATATTGATACAGGTGCAAGTTTAACAACTGTAGGTGCACTAGATTCTGGTAGCATAACTTCTGGTTTTGGTAACATTGATACTGGATCTTCAACTATTACAACTACAGGACTTATTTCTGGTGGTTCTTTAGATATTGATGATGTATTAATTAACGGTACTACAATTGGACATACTGATGATACAGATCTTATAACTTTAGCAGACGGTGTAGTTACAGTAGCTGGAGAATTAGATGCAGTTAGCTTAGATGTTTCGGGTAATGTAGACATTGATGGTACACTAGAAGCTGATGCTATCACGGTAGATGGCACAGCTTTAAATGAATTTATAGCAGATACTATAGGTGCTATGGTAACTAGTAATACTGAAACAGGTATTACAGTTACATATGAAGATGGTGACAATACTCTTGATTTTGTTATTGGTACATTAAACCAAGACACTACAGGTACAGCTGCTATAGCTACAGCCATAACTGTAACGGCAAATAATAGTACAGATGAAACAGTGTATCCTGTATTTGTAGATGGAGCAACTGGAACTCAAGGTGCTGAAACAGATAGTGGTTTATCTTACAATCCTTCTAGTGGTAATTTTACAATAGGTGGTGCTCTTACTGCTGCTAGTTTAGATATATCGGGAGATGTTGATGTAGATGGTACACTAGAGGCAGATGCTATTACTGTAAACGGTACAACTCTTGCAGAGACAATTGCTGACACTGTTGGTGCTATGGTTAGTAGTAATACAGAGTCAGGTATTACAGTTGCTTATCAAGATGCAGACAATACCTTAGACTTTACTGTAGGTACATTAAACCAAGACACTACAGGTACAGCAGCTATAGCTACTTCTATTACAGTTACAGCTAACAACAGTACTGATGAAACTGTGTATCCTATATTTGTGGATGGGGCTACAGGAACTCAAGGTGCTGAAACAGACACAGGTTTAAGTTATAATCCTTCTACTGGTCTATTAACTACAGCAGGTGTTACTGCTTCTGGTACAGTTACATATGGTAGTCTGTCAGACGGTGCAATAACAGTAACTGCATTTGTTGATGAAGATAATATGTCTTCTGATAGTGCTACACTTATACCCACACAGCAATCTGTAAAAGCATATGTGGATAGCTCAATGACATCTGCTGTTACTGCTAGTTCTACAACTACACTTACAAATAAAACACTTACTGCTCCTAAGTTTGCTGAT